CTTAGATACCTCTACTATAGGAATAAAAACAATTTATTTAACAAGCAATGGAACAGTAAGAAACTTACAATTTCAAAACAATTTAGGTTTCATAGGCTCTATAACAAACATCTCAGTTAAAGAAGTGGGGCAAGATTGGACTGTTGCAGATGATGATGCAAATAATTATGTAGAGTTTAATCAACAAGAGGGTACTGTTAGATTAAAGTTTTTAAATACTTCTCCTTTAACTACTTTAACTAATGACACACAATACTTAGGTGGTAAAAAATACAAATTAACAGTAGATGTTAAAGAAGTGGTTAGTGGTGCTATAAAAATAGATGCTGCGGGTGTAAGTGAATTATTTAATTCAGTAGGGATACAAGAAAGAATTATAGAACCAACGTCAAACACATATGTTAGTTTTTATAGAGCAACTGCTAATGTAGATGTAACTTTAAATAGTGTATCACTTAAAGAAATAACAGACGATACAGATTTACCAAGAATAAACTACGAAGGGTTTAGTTATCAAGATTCTTTAGGGAGTGAGTTAATTGTAAATGGAGATTTTGCAACTAATAGTGAGTGGAATGGTTCAAAAACTATAGCTAATGGTCAATTAACTAAAATTAATACTGGATTAGTTTATCAATCAATATTAGATGTAAGCGTAAAAGATTATAAAGTTGTTGTAGATGTTGATACTGTAGGTGCTTCATTAACTATTTATTTAGGTGGAACACAACAATCATTAAGCTCAGGTGTAAATACTTTTGATATGCAAAGTGGTGGTAGTAATAGCTTTGTTGGATTTAATAATGGTGCTGGCTCTATAATAAATAGTATTTCAGTTAAAGAAGTTGTTGGTCAAGAAGTAGTACCAGATAGTGGTTGTGGAAGTTGGTTGCTAGAGGGACAGAGTACTAATTTGATAACTTATTCGAGTGATTTTACGCAATGGTCTTTTAAGACTGGAATTGGTGTTTCAAGTAATGAAATAATTTCGGTAGATGGTTCTTTAAACGGTTCTAAAATTGAAACAACTGCAGCTGGTGCAAGATACGTAGGAAACAATTATACTTTATCAACTGGAGATAATACATTTAGTGTTTTTGCTAAAAAAGGAGTCAATAATTGGGTTTATTTAAACGTTATAAAAGATGGTACAAATAATTGGAATTATACTTTTGATTTACAAAATGGATTAATAGGTCAATCAAATTCATCAGCTTATTCAACAACGGCAAAGATTGAAGATTATGGAAACGGTTGGTATAGATGTTCTATAACTGCTAATGTAACATCGGCTGGTGTTTTTACTGCAAGAATTTATTGTGCTGATAGTGCAACAGATGTTAGTACAATAGTAGGAAGTAATGTTTATATATACGGAGCACAACTAGAAAACCAATCTTATAGCACCTCATATGTGCCCACCTCTGGAGCAACAAACACAAGGCTACAAGATATTGCAAACAATAGTGGTAACTCTACTTTGATAAATAGTACAGAGGGTGTATTGTATGGCGAGATTAGTACTTTAGCAGAGTTAGGTACGTTTAGGCAAATAAATATTTCAAAAGATTCTTCAAATAGAATTTACGTATCAAAAAGAGCTAATAATGGTAAATTAGAGTTTAGAATGGAAAATCCATTAGGTAATTTAAACTTTTCTTTTGTTCAAGACACTACAACTGAAACTATAAAATTTGCTTTTAGGTATGGATTAAATAATTTTGCAGTATTTATTAATGGAGTTAATAAGAACGTAACAACGATAGGGAATGTGTTTTCAGTAGGAACTTTAAATAATTTAGAATTTAATAGTCCGTTAAACCAACCCTTCTATGGAAACGTTAAAGCACTAGCAGTCTACAAAGAAGCATTAACAGATGCACAATTACAATGTTTGACAACAATATAATTATGAATATTTACAAGACAGTATTTGATACAGAACAACAAGGAAAAGACGTTTTAATACAAAAAGACGTTTGGCAAGAAGTAACAGAAGAAGGTGTTACATCTATGCAGTATATCAACGGAACAAAAGCAGTTGTTAATATCGGTAAAGTAGTAAAAACACCTGGTACTTATGATCCAGATGGAAAAGAAATAACTCCACCTGTATATTACCCAGGATGGGCTTATGATATAATGAGTACAGACGACTTAGACTTTGGCTCAAATGAGGTTTACCCAGGTGATGCTTCAGCGCATCAATTCTATGGATTTCCAAGAAATGCAGAGGTTCCACCACCAATTGAAGAGGGAGAAGTAATTTCAGAATAAATAGCGTAACTATAACAATATAACAATTAAATTAAATAAAATGTCAGAAGTAAAAAAAATTACAGAAGAACAATTAAACTCAATTAAAGACTTTAATCAAAAATCCAATAACATACTATTAGAGATAGGTTTTTTAGAAACAAAAAAACTTGATTTATTAGCTGCTTATTCAGATATGATAAAAGAACTAAATACCCTTAAAGCAGACTTACAAAAAGAGTACGGTGATGTAAATATAAATTTACTAGACGGAACTTACGAAGATGTAGAAAAAGCAGACGAAGAAAAATTAGAAGTAGTAAAATAATGGATTCGGTTGTAAGAAAAATTAGTATAGGTTCTGATTATAAAAATGATGCTATGCATTACGCTGTTGGACAGCAGGTTTACGGGGGTCATACTATATCAGCTATACTACATAATCAAGAAAACAACTCTTACAGTATATTTATAAAAAAAGAAAACGAGATAATGCCATGGAAAAAGTTTAATTCTAACATGGCTATATCTGTTGAGTATGATTTAGAATATTGATGAGAAGTTTATATGATTTTATTATCAAGCCTTTTGGTGATAGATACAAAAACGAAAAAAAGATTGGTGATAAAACTTTAATTTTAAATACTAAAATAGAAAGTTGGAAATCTGTAAACAATTTAGCTATTGTTGTAGAAACGCCAAAAGCTTTTAAAACAAATATAAAAAAAGGAGATATAATAGTAGTACATCAAAATGTATTTAGAGTATTTTATGATATGAAAGGTGTTAAAAAAAATAGTAGATCATTTTTTAAAGATGGGTTATATTTTTGTGCTATTGATCAAATATATTTGTATAAGAACACAGGGGATTGGCAATCATTTGGAAACAGATGTTTCGTAATGCCTTTAAAAAATAAAGACTCTTTAAAGCTAGATAAAGAACAAAAGCTTATTGGTATATTAAAATATGGTAATAAGTCCTTAGAAGCGCTTAAAATAGTCCCAGGGGATGTAGTAGGCTTCACGCCTAACAGTGAATGGGATTTTGTTATAGATGAGCAAAGAGTTTATTGTATGAAATCTAATGATATTGTAATTAAGTATGAACACGAAGGAAACGAAGAAGAGTATAATCCTAGCTGGGCAAAAAGCAGTTGAAGAATTAATTAAAGTAGCTAAAGAGGCTATTGTTGATTCAGGTGATGATATAACAGCTGATAGATTAAAAAATGCTGCGGCTACAAAAAAATTAGCTATATTCGATGCTTTCGAAATACTTACTAGAATAGAAGCAGAAGAAGCTTTGTTGAATGATAATCCAAAAGAAGTAAAAGAAGAAAAAGCTTTTAGAGGATTTGCAGAAGGAAGATCTAGGTAATGTATAAGCAAACATTATACCATGTTGTCAAAGATGCTATAAAACCTAAAGTTTTAAGTAGACTAAATAGATATAAGAAATGGGAGTACGGTTACAATAAAGAATATGATTTTGTTGTAATAAGTAAAACCGGGGAAATAGGAGAGATATATAATATACAAGGATTAAGAATAGCTTTACCTAAAGAAAAAGATATAAAAGAGTTTTCAACTAATAAATGGGAACATACAGAATATCCTAAAGAATTAAAAAGAATTAAATCAGTATTTGACTGGGATGAATATCCCGTTGAATTTAAAGAAAAATGGTATGACTATATTGACACAGAGTTTAAAAGGCGTGAAGATGGTTTTTGGTTTATTAATAAAGACAAGCCTACTTATATTACTGGTACTAACTACATGTACCTGCAGTGGTCCAAGATTGACGTTGGGCAGCCAGACTTTAGGGAATCAAACAGATTATTCTATTTATTCTGGGAAGGCTGTAAGGCAGATCAACGGTGTTACGGAATGTGTTATCTTAAGAACAGACGGTCAGGTTTCTCTTTCATGGCATCAGGCGAAACGGTTAATCAGGCAACAATATCCACAGATTCAAGATTTGGCATTTTATCAAAGTCCGGGCCAGACGCCAAAAAGATGTTTACTGATAAGGTCGTACCCATTTCAGTTAATTACCCCTTCTTCTTCAAACCAATCCAGGACGGTATGGACAGGCCGAAGACAGAGCTCGCGTACAGGGTACCGGCGTCGAAGTTTACCAGAAAGAAACTTGACACCAACGAGAAACTTAAGGAGATCTCCGGGCTCGACACCACGATCGACTGGAAGAACACAGGGGACAACTCGTACGACGGTGAAAAATTAAAACTATTAGTACACGATGAAAGTGGCAAGTGGGAAAAACCCACAAATATATTAAACAACTGGAGGGTAACTAAAACTTGTTTAAGATTAGGATCTAGAATTATAGGCAAGTGTATGATGGGATCAACATCAAACGCATTAGACAAAGGAGGGGCTAACTACAAGAAATTATATTATGATTCAGACGTTAACAAAAGAAACGCCAATGGACAGACTCGTTCAGGACTCTATTCTTTGTTCATACCTATGGAATGGAACTACGAAGGATACATTGATTCTTATGGCTTACCTGTATTCAATACACCAAAAAAACCGGTTGAAGGACCTCAAGGAGATTTAATTGATACGGGCGTAATAGAGTATTGGCAAAACGAAGTTGAGGGGTTGAAAGAAGATCAAGACGGTCTTAATGAATTTTATCGTCAGTTTCCAAGAACAGTAGAACATGCTTTCAGAGACGAAGCTAAAGAATCTTTATTTAACCTAGCTAAAATATATGAGCAAATAGATTATAATGCTGATTTAAAAAATACCGCTGTTATAACTACAGGTAGTTTTCAATGGCAAGATGGTGTTAAAGATTCTAGAGTTATATTTATACCAAATAAAGATGGTAGATTCAAAGTGTCTTGGGTGCCACCAATTGAGCTGCAAAACCGAATGATAATTAAAAATGGTAAGAAATATCCAGGAAACGAGCATTGCGGCGCTTTTGGGTGTGATAGTTATGATATATCAGGTACTGTAGATGGAAGAGGATCTAATGGCTCTTTGCATGGCTTAACAAAATTTAGTATGGAAAATGTTCCTCCGGATCATTTCTTTTTAGAATATATAGCAAGACCACAAACTGCAGAAATATTTTTTGAAGATGTATTGATGGCTTGCGTATTTTATGGTATGCCAATATTAGCCGAGAATAATAAGCCTAGATTACTGTATCATTTTAAAAGAAGAGGCTATAGGGGATACTCTATGAATAGACCTGATAAATTAAAGCTTTCCGTAACAGAAAGAGAAATAGGTGGAATACCTAATTCAAGTGAAGATATAAAACAAGCACATGCGGCAGCTATAGAAACATACATAAATACCAGAGTAGGATTACTAGAAACAGGGTATGGAAATATGTATTTTCAAAGAACATTAGAGGATTGGGCAAGATTTAATATAAACAATAGAACGAAGCATGATGCCTCTATAAGTTCAGGATTAGCATTAATGGCTTGCAATAAAAATAGATATATACCTAGAGCTAAAGTAGAATATAAAGCTATAGATTTAGGTATTAAACGATACGACAATAAAGGCGGTATGTCTAAAATAATAAAATAAATGATAATACAGACTAACACTAACAGTTCATTTCCAAGCCAGGTAGTAAGCGAGGCTGAAAAATCTAGCTTAGATTATGGTATACAAGTAGGTAGAGCTATAGAAGGAGAATGGTTTCAAGAGGGAAGAGCTGGAAATAGATACGTTCAATCTTACGCTACCTTTCATAGGTTAAGATTATACGCTAGGGGTGAACAAAGTGTTCAAAAATATAAAGATGAATTATCAATAAACGGAGACTTATCTTATCTTAATTTAGATTGGAAACCTGTTGCTGTTATATCTAAATTTGTAGATATTGTTGTTAACGGAATGGCTAACAAATCTTATGATATTACGACATTTGCACAAGATCCTTTTTCTGTTAAGAGCAGAACAGATTACGCGGCTGCTATTGAAAAAGACATGAATGCTAAACCTATGCTTGAAAATATAAAGCAAGAATTAGGGATGGATATGGCTCGAACTGGAAATTTAGAAGATCTTCCAGAAAGCAAAGAGGAATTAGATATTCACATGCAAATGACTTACAAGCAGAATGTTGAAATAGCAGAAGAAGAGGTTATTAATAATGTTTTAGCGTTTAATAAATATGATCAAACTAAAGCAAGAGTTGCTTACGATTTAGCTGTTTTAGGTATAGGAGCAGTAAAAACAAGATTTGATTTAAGCGAAGGTATTAAAATTGATTATGTTGACCCCGCTCGTATAGTTTATTCATACACGGAAGATCCAAATTTTGAAGACATATATTATGTAGGAGAAGTTAAAGCTATAAGTATTCCTGAATTAAAAAAACAATTTCCGGATATACCAGATGAAGAGCTTCAAAGAATACAAAATATGCCAGGCAATTCTCAATACGTTACTGGTTGGGCAAATTATGATCAAAACACTGTGCAGGTTATGTACTTTGAGTACAAGACTTATGTTGATCAAGTGTTTAAAATAAAGAAAACAGATCAAGGCTTAGAAAAAACATTAGAAAAACCTGACACCTTTAATCCACCAGAAAATGATAATTTTGATAGAGTATCTAGATCTATAGAAGTTTTATATACTGGAGCTAAAGTTCTTGGAAACAATTACATGCTGGAGTGGAAGATGGCAGAAAATATGACCCGACCTACCGCGGATACAACTAAAGTAAATATGAATTACTGTATATCTGCGCCTAGAATGTATAAGGGTAGAATAGAATCTTTAGTAAGTAAAATTACAGGTTTTGCTGATATGATTCAATTAACCCATTTAAAATTACAACAAGTAATGTCTAGAATAGTACCAGATGGTGTATTCTTAGATATGGATGGTTTAGCTGAAGTTGATTTAGGTAATGGAACTAATTATAATCCAGCGGAAGCATTAAATATGTATTTCCAAACTGGTTCTATTGTTGGTAGATCACTCACGCAAGATGGTGAATTAAATAGAGGTAAAGTTCCTATTCAAGAATTGTCATCGTCGTCGGGACAAGCTAAAATACAAAGTTTAATTGGTACGTATCAATATTATCTTCAAATGATAAGAGACGTAACTGGTTTAAACGAGGCAAGAGATGGTAGTGCTCCAGACAAAGATGCTT